TTTGGCAACCTTGCCACTTTTGCGGCAACCACCACCAAGCGACTGCAAACATAATCAGAAGAATTGCTACTGCGGCAATCGCAGTGAGTTTGCCATCGTCAGTCATTGGGAAGGGCCTCCAGTGCGCGGCGGATAATAGAAGCGTTGTGTCCATCATCCAAACTAAGGTTCATATCTTTCAAAGCAGCAAGAGCTTGCTCTTTTAGCGTCGGCTGGTTGGGGCGGCGCATTGAACGCAGCCAGTCAGCTCTGTCTTTGCCGTACATCGTGTAAATGTCGGCAATACACGCCTCCAGCTCCTGGTCAGCTCCCCACTGAACAACAGTACTAAAGACTTCTGCATCAGGGTGGGTAATAAAAAGGCGCGCCCACTTATGGATAAGTGTTGGCGGTAGGGTGATGGGATGAGTCATTTCTTTTTGATTGCAGATTGCAGTTGTGGTAGTGCAATACCAGGGAATGGAACGTAACCAGCCTCCATCATATTGAAGAACAGATCCCAGGCATGACTCTGGTTGAACACCTCGTTAGGTTTGTATGTACGCCAGTGGGTCAGTGGAGCTTGAGCACCAGACTTGGTATGCAGTAGTACAAACTTACCCTCACTGATGTGGTCAACAGGAGGTGCATACCACCATGCCACACACTTATCAGGTGTACCACTGGACAGTGCATTGCGTACCTCAGTGCGTTTGCACAGCAGCTCACGGTACTTATGAAACCAAGTCAGGTGGATGCACCAGGGTTTGAATCCTTCAATCTCCTGTTGGAATAACGAAACATCAAGAAGCTGACGCTGAAAGGACCCACATGAGCAGTAAGGTTCAGGAGTGCTGGCCTGAACGCTTGAGGTGTCTTCCTCCAGCACAGACTCCAAGTCAATTGGCCGATCCGGGCCCCGAAGCCCATCCGGCGCAACCAAATGTCCCAGATCCGTTTGTTCATTCTGGAGGAGGGCAACGACTTTGGCAGGGTCTGATAGGTGTATAAATTTGTCGGCCCAGTGCTGTTGAAGTTTTGCATTAGATGTCAGGTGTCCAAGGGCATGTGAATAGTTCCAACCTTTAAACATAATGTAGGAATTGTTACGCCATACACTTGGCCCTCTGTAGTTAGGACCAAGGTAAGCAAAGAAATCCTTGAGGCGATGCGTGTACTGCTGGAAAGAACCTTTGATTAACTGCCGGTCATAAGTTTGCTCACTACCATCGCGACGCACCACAATACAATGATCACCTCGCAGATAAATACCAGCAATTTCGGTGTCATCAAAATCCTGGTACGCACGCCCGATGTTGGTACGTGTGTAGATCGCCGCTTGCGCTGCGTTAAGTTCTTGCTGCGTTTGGGTTGACATGAGTTGAGTTTGAGTTGAGTTTGATCAGACGTGCCAGGAGCTGTCGTCTTCCTGGATGGTAGCACGGCTCTTGGCATCCTGGTACGCTGCCCGCGATACACGGTACGTTCCGTAAGCAAGTGCAGCCCATGCCACAGGAGTGCCCACAAGAGCAAGAATACCTGCACCAAGTAGGCCAAAGGAACCTCCGACTTTTAGAACAGCTTTGTGCTCAGGCTTCATGGCGGTAATCCTTAATACAAACCATTGGTTTCAAATCAGCTTAAATGCCATGGTTAGAATGGAACTAAACAATTTAATCTCATGTTGAAATTCGAATCATCTGCAGAGGATTTGTTTTGGCAAGAGAAGATGTTCAGAACAATAAATGAATGTACATCACTTAGTGAGTTAAAAGAAATTGCCGTGCTGTTAACAAAGATTGCAACAACACGGCAGATAGCTATCAAAGGTTTAGTTAATGATGCCCTTGATCTAATGCAGGAGAATTACTCAAGCAAGATCAAGGACACCACTGATTCCATCAGCTAAGGCTGCTGTCCTCACCAGTGATTTCATCACGAGCAGGCAGAGCCTTCACCTCTACCGCATCCGTGGTACGAGACACAGGAAGAATCTCGACACCATCTTTGATGCCATAGGCACCACCAAGCTTCTGTGCATCTTGCTTGGCATGGATGTTGATGTAATCATTGAATAGCTCTTGGTACTTCCAAGTAGATTCACGATCTTCATCAGGAATCGACAGGCGATTCAATGATTCGACTGCTTCTTCTTGGGTGCTGTAACCAGGAATGTCAAAAGATTCAATTGCACAGATCTCAACGTTGTTGGCTCCGCGCATCTCATTGGCAAGTACCGGAGTAAATACGGTAGTTGCATAGAACTTTTCATTGAAACTCAGGGGTACTTCAGCATCCAGTGCCTTGCTCAGGCACTTGGACATTTCTTTTTCATACAGCTTGACCTTCTCAGAAACGTCAGTGCCATTCAATCCCTTCAAGGTCAGGACCATGGGGATCTTATGGGCACGCTTGTTGTCCTGGGTCAGGATGTAAACCAGGTACTTTGTACGTACGCTGTACTTACGCTTGTAGAGATTGCCTTTGCTACCTTCCAGGTCAGCCGCAACCTTGTCAGCTTCCCACAGTTCCTTGACATCAGGGTTGTCAAAGGTACCAATCGTCTGCCTCATCCCCGTGGTTTCCTCAACCATGAGGGGAGAACGAAGAAGGATTTGAATTCGAGGCTCAACAAAATTGAGTCCTTCTTCCACTGAAGTGTTGGGAGCCATACCAAAAGTTTGCTTGTAGTTCCAGATAACTGAACCTTTAGCAAACTGATCTTCAGTGGCACTCCATCCGCAAGTGTCCAGGTCTGAGTTCCGCACGAACCAACCTCGAGTCTTGGACTTGTTGAGGGGCTGGATAGTGACGAGGTTCTGGTACCCCGAAACAAATTCTTTGGATTGAAAAAGTTTGAAGGAATCGAGTCCACGTGTTGCAAGCGCAGAAGTTTTCTTGGTAGTCATGGAAGCAGTCATGGTTTGTTCAGGGTTTGGACGTGGACGCTTTTAACGCCATCCCGAGGCGGTGACCTACACTAAGTCCTTGCAGGCATCCTTGTCATGAAGCGCAGCCGCTTTTGACAAAGCTTCACGTTCATCCAGTGATTCCTGGAGCGCAGCGTAAACACTGTCTTCCTTGTACCCACAGCCCTTCATGAACATGATGAAGTGCTCAAGGATTTCATCAGTAGTAACACCAGCGCTTTGGAATACGACTGTGTACTCTTCTTCCTCAAGGGTAAACTTCATGCGTTGATCAGTTTTCGACATTAGCTTTTTCGATGTGTTGTTCACGGGCTTGAGAAAACATTGCTCCAATCATGTAAGAAGCAGTAGCAAGTTTTGCTATTGAATCAGCAAGTTCATCCTTATCAAGGTTTTCATTGCCAAACAAAATGCTTACATGTTCCATAAAGAACTCATAAGCGACTACATCTTCTAAAGAGAAGTCAGCGTCAACACCAGTAATTTCAAGCGGCATGGTAATCAGAAAGGAACTTCTTCGAGATCAGGTGCGGAGCCATACTGACCGGGGAGATCAGGCAGCCCACCACCAGAGCTTTGCGTCCAGGGGTCAGAGCCTTCCTCAGCGGTACGGCCACCCCACAGACTAGTGACATTCTCACTAGAGGCAACAGTTGTTTGCGGTGCAATCGGCTTCACTTCCCCTTGGCCCTTAGGTGCCAGGGTCATGGACACCAGTTGGATCTTGGTGTTAGAGCGCTTCTCACCTGTGTTGGCATCCTTCCACGCATCAGTGATCAGACGACCCTGGATCGTAAGACCAGTTCCTTTACGTGTGAAGTTAACCAGTAGTTCAGCATTGTTCAACTTATCTTCTGCCGAGTTCATGGCAAAGAAGTTAAACAGATCTGCCTGATTCCTTCCTGTATTAACAGAAAGAGTTTGGTTGCAGATCATCAAGCCATCGGCAGTTGTCTTGAAGGCTCGTGCATCTTCTTGATCAATGTCTTTGACGCAGCGACCGCTGAGGATAACTGTGTTGAAGATTGGGAACTGATCGTTAGCCGGAGCAATAATTCCTCCATGTAACGAAAACGTTCTGGACTCAAGTTCGAAACGTAGCTTGGCGCCGTGAATGTAGATCTGTGCACCCTTGGGTACTCGGGAAAAACGCTCGGCATTCTTACCGTACACATTGAGTTCAATTGGCGTTGGAGCTTTCTTGCCTACGGGAGGCAACATTACCATGCAACGCATGGCTGTAGAACTTGCGCTAATGAATACCTCACGCGGTACTTCAGTGGTCTGAGCGCAAACAGAAACAAAGTTCATGTGTTCGAGAAGTAGTTGTTAAGGCAGTTTAACGTCTTACCTGGGACGAGCAGTTAACTTTTAATAGGAAATTCAGAGGCACTTGCAATTTGTTTTACTTCGTAGTTATTGCCCCATGTGCTGTTGGTAATTGTAATGCGATAAACACGCCCTTCATATTCAATCAGCTCTGTTGCGTAAAGATCCGCTTGCTTTGCTAAGTCTCTAGCAAACACTTCTGCTTTATATTTTTCATCAGATTTCTTTTGGTATTTAATCCAAGCATTAAAGATTTGCTTAAGGGTTGGTTTGCGTTTGTTTGTCATGATTCAATGGGTGTCTGCCCAGGTGCAGCCCACCTTAGCATCCCCTTCAATAGGACAGCGGAATCCAAAGAATTGTTGCGCTTGCGGGAACGCAGCCAATGCCTGCTCCTTGATCAGCTCAGTGTGCTGTGGATTACATGCCACCTGAATCTCATCATGGACAAACAGGAGCTGTTCCCAATCCTTGCCATGCACCAAACCAAGGTTCTGTTCAATGTTGTTATGTGTGTTGATAACAACTTGCTTCATGATTGCTGCACCACTTGCTTGCAACAAAACATTCAATCCTTTAAAAGCGGAACGACAATGTAACGTCCGACGATCAAGGCCGATAAGATAACCGCGTAAGCCAATGGTTTCATCAATAAGTTGTTTGAGTTTACGGAGTGCAGGCACCCCGTCCATGAATGAATTAATTGCAGTAGCTCCTAGTTTTCTAAGAACTACTTCATCTTTTTCATTCGGATCAATGATGGTACCAGCCTTCAAAGCACCAGCACCATACAAGACCCCATAAAGCAAACGCTTTGCAATGTCCCTGGTCTCTACACCAAACATCTTTTGGTTATAGATGTGGATGTCAACTTCAGGGTTTGTAACCATTGCTGAGTACTCACCATCATCCCAGATGGCTAGATACCCGGCAAGACACCTAAGCTCCAAAGCTTTAGCATCGATCCCAATAAGATCCCAACCATCAGGAGCATGGAACAACGAACGACATTCATGACCGTAAGGTGAATAACCTGCTGGCACTTGAGCCATGTTGGGATTACGGTGACTTGCTCGGCCCGTAATACATCCATTGGTAATGAGATCACCGTGCATACGGCCATCATCATTATTGACAAGCTTTAGCCAAGCATTGTTGCCATCAGCAATCTGACCAAGACGTTTCTTGACTAACATATATTCAGCCAATGGCTTGGCTTCCGGGTACGGCAAGGCATCGAGTACATCATCATCAAGAACTGGATTACCCTTCTCAGTATTCTTCTCTGGTACCCAACCGTACTTTTGTTGTAGACGATCAACAATTTGCGTACGAGATCCAGGATTAAATTCTTGATACGTGACTTTAGTAAACGGCTGACCCTTAACATAGCCACGTTTCGAGTTGTTTACCTTTGGAACAAAGATTGATTCAATCTTGTTAGGTGGAAATATTTCTTTTAGGTGTGCCTCAAGTTCTGCTTCCTTTGCTCTGAGACTATCCACCAAATCAAGACATGCATCCACATCAAAAGGAATGCCTGCTCTAATTTGTTTTTCAATTGCCAGGGCAAGGTCATGCTCAAGCTTGAGCGCAGGCTGCGGGTAGTTTTCTTTTGTGATGTGCTGCCAAAGCTTCTTAGTAACAGCAACGTCCTGCTGACAGTATGCCAACATTTCTTCACTGTATTCACTGAAGTCTTTGAAGTCGATCTTGTGATCGGCCAACCTCCATCCCCATGCCTTGAGAGATGCAGACCCCTTGAGTCCCTTTGGAACCTGCGTATATTGTTCATCGTCAAGAGTGTAGAGGATTTCCTTGGGCCAGATGAGTCTGGTGCAGATGAGTGTGTCAATGATTCTTCCGTTGAGTTGAACAGATGGGTGCAGTTTCTTTAGGACTGGAATGTCAAAAAAAATCAAGTTATGACCAATAAGGCAATCGGCAGTTGCCAAATGAATAAGAGCATCATCAATAGAATCAGGCCCATAACTAAAAGTTTGTTTGAGTCCAACGTCATGAATAACAACACAAAAAACTTTTGTTGTTGCATCGTAAAGTCCATTGGTCTCTAAGTCAACGATAAGATATGTTTCATTTTCTTTTGGGGTCAAAGGAAAAACCGACTCCATTACTTTCGACATAACTTGCTGCCTTTTTTAATACTACGGGATTGTCTTTAAATAAACCTAAACCCTTGTTACAAAGAGGACAAAGAAGCCCTCTTATTTGATTGGTAACATGGCAATGATCAACATGATAGTCACCATCAGATTTAAATTGTGCATTACATATTCCACAACAATTTGCTTGATACGCTTTTAAACACATCTCTTCTTGCAAGGATAGATCATAAAAGTTTTGTCGTTGCCAACGCCTATTTCTTTCTTTTCCTTTTTGTCTAAAATCAGGATCTGTTTTCCAACGTAAAGTACTTTTGGTTTGCATACATTTTTTGCAATCACTTCTGTAACGTTTTGAGTCACTTCGATAATAAAATTCAGAAGTTAATTTTGTTTCTTTACAAGTTGAACATTTTTTAGATTCAGTGTTATTGCTCATCTGCAAAACCTCGAGACTTCTTGAATTGAGAGTTCTTCACCGTTGATGCTGTCGTCATTCTCTTTGATCCAGCTCAAGATTTTCTGTGCACCCGAGCGGTACGGATGACTGAAGACCTTGGATAATGCAGAGTCTGAGTCTAGCGGAATCAATTCAAATTTATTAGAAGAACTGGAGGCAGTGACGCCGTAAGGTTCATTCCACCTCCAGCAAGCAAGCATGTAAGACATCTGTCAATCAAGAAGACTGACAGATGTTACCTCATCTATTTAGCAATGCAAGGTTCTACAGATTCTTTTTGGAATGTCTTGCCATACCCAACAAATCCACCATCCTTCTTGCGTTGTGTGACAGCTTGCATAGCTTCAGATCCAGCACGCTGGCTCCCATGCACCAGTAGTGCAAACGGTTTGTCACCTAAGCAATGGCTGTCGTCGTGATCAATTTCGAGTCCGCGTGCAGCCGCTTCCTCTTCTGTGTACACAACGTAGGCCACTCGCTGGAACACATCGGGATACTTGGGGATCAAGTAATCGAGTGTCCCACCGCAAGATGCGGTGAGATAAAAGTTGGACGGGATCTGATCACGCAAGTTGTACCACATACCAAGGGACTTGGTGTATGCATAGAACTTTTGCTTGGGTCGCTGGGCAGCAACCATCAGCCAGGCTCGCATGTAGTTCTCAGTCCAGAAGTCACCAGACTCATGGACTCGCACCAGTTCCTTGGGTGCCTGCATACTGAGTGACAAGTCGATCAGGTCACGCAGCAACATAGCTTGGTTCCCATTGCAATGCATGGTCTCGCGGATAAGATCCCAGTTGTGCCAGCGTGCTGCACGAACGGTAGGCCGTACCTCTGCCATAGCAGCAAAGCACCGGAACTCATCTGCTTCTGTGCCTGTGTACTGGGGCAGATCAGTAATGAGTCCGGTGACCCGGTCAGCAAATGTCTTGCACACACCAGCGTGTGGGCATGAGTGACCTGCAGGCAGCGAGAAGATCAGACGGTTCTTGAGCTTGCCGTTGCCGTTGGAAAATTTGAGGAGTTGCATTGGTGTTGAATGTGATTGATAAGCTGGGCTAATGAATGAGTTTAGGGACATCTCAGGTCCATTGAATCTTACCAGACCCTCTGCGGCGCAAAGGATTTGGTGCTACGATTCGTTCGTAGTTTTTTCGGAGTCACTAGGCATTCCGTCGCCGGTGGACGGCGGGTAGGTCAGTACGCGAGAGTGCTCACCATCCACCACCTCAATTACACCAGACATCAAATCATCTGGCACAAAGTTCAAGGCATTGCGGATGTAGAGCATTGAGTCTGTGTACTCACGTCCATCCAAACCACCAAGAACAAGAGCTTCCCAATGTTGGATAGCCAAATCTTTAATTGAGTATTCCATAGTTAATATAGATAAGGGGTAAAGAAGAGCAGCGTCAGCCCCGAGGGAATCAGGATTTCTGCTGCTTCTCCTGGTTTTAAAGCGAATGACCTTGCGGCTTGATCACCGTGAGGTCACACCCTCTTGTTCAAATGCAGCCTCACCAATAACAGGGAACTGTTCACAGAAGATGTCTTTGATTTGCTCTGCAATCTGTCGGTGTTCAAGTTGGGTTCCTGCATCACAGCGAAGTTGTAGGTAATGGATCCACGAACGGAGCGTACCGTTCATATACATTCTGGTTTGTGTTGCAATGGGTAGCACTGAGCGTGCACATTCTTTAGCAACACCTGCACTAACCATCTCCCTGTATAGATGCTCAGCATCCTCAAAGAGATGACCAATGCGTCGGTAGTAACCAGCAATCACATCAGATGACAGATCATCGATACTGTTCTGACGATTCTTAGTGTCTTGCCTACGCAGGTGAGGAATGACCGATGAGCCAAGCTCACCTACATCTGCGTAACGCTGGCTAAATTCCTGGAACGAGAACGAACGATGCCGAAGAATCTGCGCTGAAATATCACGAGTTGTTTCGATTTCAACACAAAGATTAGCCATCTCGTACGGCGACCAATGCTTGTGCTTGATCAGGTACTTCAACAGCCTTGGTGCTGTATCCATATTGTCCTGATTGGCGGGCGCACTAACGCGTGCCATCTTGGTAATCAATGATTCAGCATCAGGTGTGGCCCAGATTAGTTTGACATTAGACATTGGATTCCTCATCCACCACTGGTAGTTCATTGATTAAAGCATAGTCACCAATGATTGCAAGCGCTGCTTTGTTATAAGCACGTGCTGCATCAATCTCATGTTCATAAGTACCAAGGTAATAACGCTTACCTTTGAAAGTCAACATGGCACGATACATACCTTTGTTGCCTTTACTTACGCCACGATACTGGCTAAATGCATTGGCTGGCCGTGGCCTTGATGCTTGGGAAAGGTAGAAGTCTTTATCAGACATCTTCCTGGAAAGGTAGCTGACTTTAGGCATGGTTGTTTTCTAGTTCGGTGGCAATGGCGAGGAGTTCGGCGCGGATCTGATCGTGCGCGTCCCACCAGTCCACACTGTTGATAGCAGCGCGTAAGTAGTTGGCCGCATCCGGCACCACCTGATCCGCAGCAGCGCGGAGGGCGGCGGCAACACGCATACGGGTAGCCCAATCTTCTGGGTAGTCCGTAGCATCCAGCACTGTCTGCGCTTGTAGTGAAAGTTCAGTCATTGGCTCTCCAGTTCGTCAGCGATGGCGAGGAGTTGGCGGCGACATTCTTCTCTCTGATACTTTGTTGTGTTCATGTGGTTCCAGTCTTCGACGCTCCATGCTTTTAATGGATTTAGTTCTGGCTCTTCTGGCACCACCTGATCCGCAGCAGCTCGCAGGGCGGCGGCGGCAATCCACGGTGAATAGCACTCGGCCTCTACCTCGTAACGCACGGCATCCAGCACCGCCTTTGCGGCGGGGGAAAGGTCAGTCATTGTTCCTCCAGTTCATCAGCAATGGCAAGAAGTTCAGCACGAGTCTGTTGACGTTGCGCGTATTGATCCAAAGACTTAGACCAGTTCATGAGATGATAGTCAGAATCTGCACTGGGTCTGGGTTCATCAGGCACCACTTGATTTGCAGCGGCACGAAGGGCACCGGCGATAGATGGCCCATCCATAAGAGTGGGCACAGCGCGAAACCCGTCCAGCACAGCTTGTGCGGTGGGAGAAAGGTCAGTCATTGTAATCGGTAGTTAAACGCCAGAGTACATCACGAGCGGTTGGAATCTTGAGTGCCATACGAAGTGTGCTGTTCTCGTGAATCAGCAGCTTCACCATGTCCAGAGTTGTCACCTCGCACTCTGGAAACTGTTTGCTGACTTCGTGGGCAATACGCAGGTATTCAGTTTTGTAATCGAGTTCACCCATCGTAGGTAGGGTAGGAAAAGAGTTTTTCAATGCGTCCAATCTCTCTCTCAAACTGTTCGGCCATGTAAAACGGTTCGCAGTTTTGAGTTTCGGCCAGTTCGCTCAGCTCCAGACACGTCACTTCACGGAGTTTTTCAAGAATGAAGGTACGGAGAGCTTGTTTATGTGCTGGTTTCATTAGGGCAGGGCCTCAAGTGCGCGAGTAAGTGGTTCGATGATGTTTGGATCTGTGGTCCGTTGCTTTAGCAGTTTCAATGCCCCAAATCCTTGCTCCTTCAAGCTCGGCGGCTTGGGGCGGCGGGCAGCGCGGAGATCTTGTGCAATATGAGCAATTGTGGTCAACTTCAATCGCTCGTACACATATTCACGACACGCCTCCAGCTCCTGGTCAGCACCCCATTGGGCGGCGCGGGTTGCAATCCACATATCGCGGATTTGGCTACCCCTACCATCAGGTGCTTGGATACGCCACTGCTCCACCAGCTTCTGCGGTGGGGTGATAGGGTGATCAGTCATTGTCATTCTCCAAGTAATGCGCAGGTTTGATCCATGAGTTGAGGGAATACTTCAACAGGACAGATGCGACATTGCGCATGTTCCGTTGGTGTCTTGAGGTGATCCCATTGAACACGCAACACTTTCATGGTGCGCTTACTCTTCAATTGCTTGGTGACTACCTCGACCACAGTACCGTACCGCTGGTTGCGGTACTTAGCAATGCGATCCTTAACCTCTTGCCTGATTGCGATTAGGCCATGGGTCTTGGGTCGTTCAGCAACACGGTCACCAACTTGATAAGTGAATTGAGATTTGGTTGTCATTAGATGTGAGTCCAGACTTTGCGGTTCACAATACGTGAGACATGCCCACGGTTGATGCCGTAGATAATAGAGATTGCAAAATTAGTTTTGCCCTCCTGTTTCAACTTGCGAATGTCCAAGATGTTCTGCTCAGTCAACACAGAGAATCCATTTTTAGATCCTTGTGTGTCGGTAAGCTTACCACCTTTCTTGGGACCACGGCGGTAATGTTCATAACGCTCAATGGTACGAAACTTAAAGCCGCAGTCAAGACAGCGACAGTAACGTTTGCTAAATGTTTCGCTGTGATCAGTGCAAGTAACACGTGTGTTCTTGCTGTCACATGATTGACATCTCATCAGGGATCAATAGAGCAAGGTGCATTGTCTTGTGGTTCAGCAACCTTATCTAATTGCAATGCATCAAGAATATACAGGGTGGTTTCATCACCCAGTATCTTGAATGCATCAACAATTAAATCACGGTTGCGTTCAGTTGGGTTGTAGTAATCCAAAAGGATTTCTTCTGCCCGATCAAAGTTGTCATAGTCTCCAGTGAGTTGTTCAACCACTGCACCAGGCATAGCATCAACGATGTTTGCTACCAGTGAGTCACGCACTGCAGGCCATGTCCAACTTGGGACACGTAAGACTACTTCATCAACTAGATCGAGATCGATGAGATTAGGTTGGTTCATAGAGAAAGACCCCGACTTGCGCCGGGGTCCGAACATTCCGCATGAATACTAGACGGGTTCAGCCCTGGTGTCCAGTGCATCACCCATCACACCAGAGGATCTTAACTTTTCCAACATGTCGCACATGATGGTGGCATGAGCATGGGTTTGATCCATGAAATGCCTGGCACGTTCTGCGCTGATGGTGTGGACATTGCCATTGGGCTCCACGTATTTCCAGCTCCCATCAGGCTGAGGATCCCCCTGGAGGGCCAGCCGCTCTGAGTTGTGTACATAGCGAAGCTCTAGGTTATGGAAGTCTTGCAGGCCATCCTGAGCGGTCCAGGTGGCGCCAATGTTGTAACGCTTGTCTTGATCTGAGTACGCATGAAACTCAGGGACGATGTGCTTGAAGCAACCAAAGATGTTCATTGTGTTTGAGTTGAGTGGGTGGTTGGTACAGACAGAGAGACTTGAACTCTCACGACCAAAGGTCTACGGATTTTAAGTCCGTTGCGTCTACCTATTCCGCCATGTCTGCATCACTTGGACTTACACCTTTTGGATGCCAAGATTTAAAATACGCCAAACATGTGCTTGGCTGCAAGAAATTTCTTTTGCAATAGCTCTTTGACTATAACCTTTTTCTCTTAGGGAAAAAATTAACTCCCTATCATCTTGAGTTAAACGTTGAGATGGGTGTTTACCTAAAAACTTAACGCACTCATCGTGGTTATGCTTTGCAGTACACCACTCTAAATTGATAGCAACATTATTTAACTTGTTGTGATCAATATGATTCACATAAGTACCTTCTCCTTTGATGTTCCATGTCTCAGCAACAGCTCTATGAACATAGTAAGAAGGTTTGTTGTTTCCAGGTTTAAACATTAAATAGCCATTCTTATTTTGATAAAGCTTTAATACTTTTTTAGGACCTTTGATTTGACCACAAGCAGAAACCTGGTAACCAGGACAAGATAGGATTGGCTTAAACTCAGTCATTAACTTCGGTTGATGTTACATCAATAGCAGTTGACTTCCAGGTTTGATCACCTGGTATGGGTTCCATGCCTACGCTCCATGTGTCGTAGTCATCCTCATTGCGAGGATCCTGCTCACCAATCAATACATAATCAGGTGTGCCATGAAGATGTATGTACTCACCAAGATTGGCAAGTGCTTGTGCCAGGAGTTGGTCGTCGGTGTACTCAGTCATAGATGAATGCCAGCCCTAGTATCGAGGCTAAGGCTGGCAAGCCTGTGCGGGCTAGACAGACTCTAGCGCAAAAGTAAATTCGTAGTAAGTGGACAGTTTAGCGTCATGTCCAGGACGTGTGACATCAGTCGTTATCTACTGGGAGTAGTTCCCAGTCAGGGTTGAGCAGAGTAAGATAATCGCAGAAGCCATCTTCGTCAAGAGGGATTTGTTCTCCCTCATCCAGTTCGAAGCTTGTTCTGCATAGTGCAGGAGCGTACTCATCAGGGTCGAGGTAAGTCGACTTATGGATGAGACGCATCTCGTCAACCACTGCTGTAACTGTGACATTGTAACCGTCAATGAGTGTGTGTTCAATAGCAAGGACTTGCATGAGTTACACCTGTGTGAGTTGCTTGACTTGGGCAAACTGACCTTGAGGTCCATACTTCTGGACAAGGTCAGGGAATGCATCAAGCAAACGCTGCCGATTCTTTGGATCAGCAAAGCGTAGTGCTTGTGCAATTGAGGATACGAATGATCCACCATAGGTGTCCATACGGGCAATCATGGCGTGGAGTTCGGTCGGGTTCATGAGATGAAGTTGAGTTGGACTGGATGAGTTTAAGGACATCCCAGGTCCATGAATCAAAACAACTTGATGTTACGTTTACTCAAGCCTGTGCCAGGCAATGAGATAGATCCACGTACACCAGATTCTCTGGCGTTAAGTGTAACCTGGAACGGACCAAGTTGAATTGATTTGGTGAATGATTTAATACCATGCTCAGTTATATTGAACCCAGCGATAGTCTTATCAAAGTTGATAGGTGATTTGTCTTTAGTCATTAAGTTGCTCCAGTGCGCATCGGATAAGAGAAAGATCTAAACCATACCATCGGCCATCGCAGTCGTGGATTGGAACACGATCAAGCATTTCCAGCGCCTGCTCCTTCAAGCTGGGTGGTTTGGGGCGTCGATAGTTATAGAACTCAACTATATCTTCTTCCTCCCAAGCAGTGTGCTGCTTGAGGTAATTTCCACAAGCCAGTAGCTCCTGGTCGGCGCCCCATTGTGCTGCTTGGGTAGCAACAGTTAAACCTCTATCAAGAGGTGAGTTGGAATGCCATTGTTCCACTAAGTCTGGTGGTGGGGTGATGGGATGTTGTTGGTTAGTCATCGAGTTGATTCTTCAATTTGTTTAACTGCTTTGAAATCATCTTGAGTCATCTGTGCATTAATGTATTCACAAAATTCATAATCAGATGACAAGATGTTAATCAATAAAATTGCGCGATGTTTGTCATGTTCAGTTAATGTTGTATGTGGATGAGCAACAATACGTGTTACTCTGTCAAGAATTGATTGGTACCTTTCAGTCATCGTAGGAATCTGCGTGATGGAGTACAAACTTCAAGTCAAGATACTCGGCAGTATCTCTATCTTTGGGATGGTATGTAGCTATAAATCCACCACTGCCAACTTGTTTGTCAGCAATGCATTCACGTAGCAAAACACGTGCCATTGCTTTAAGTTTGGGCAGTGTTGGAACTGCATAGCCATTACCTTCTGTTGTTGCCCATTGCCAGTCAAGTGCTGACATAGCAATGTGCACTCTTTCAAAGTTGAACTTACCAATGATTTCATCAATCATTGATTCATGTACTGACTTAGTCATTTGAGGTTGTCAGGTAGAAGGGCTTGGGCATCTTCATCATCCATATTTGTCATGATGAATTTTTCTCCATTGGGGGCAATAAAGCCCCCAATGAAACCAACCCCATTCTTATCAGCTGATTCTTTCATCTTGGCTACAAGCTGCATAGCTTGTAGACGCTGGAGATCAACTGAGTCTGGAATGCGAATGCTGTCGGACATGGTGTGGTGTCAAGTGTGATCTGAGTGTGGTCACGGCAAGTCTACCAGGTGGCAGCAAGCCATGACCAGTGGTCTTAATGATTCCTTAATGTTGCGGTAGGGCTGTTAGCTATGCAGCTTCTGATGCTGACGCCAAGCTTCTTCAAGCATCTCCTTGGATGACAGTGGTGGTTCACTGCCATAGCCAAGGTCTTCATCTGTTGGTTCCCATTCAAGTTCATTCTCAAGCATGGGAATAATCTCGTTATCTAGTAGAGAGAGTATGGATGAAGTTAGGTGTTGATCCATTTCATGCCTCTTGCTTTCACGTTGAGAGATAGCTTCTAGTTCTTCAAGGATGTCTGTGAGTTTGTGGTACTCATTAAGATTGGGTTGACGGTAGGTAGGTGTCATGTCTTGGGTTTGTAAGTGAATAAATGGTGTGTAGTACAGAGGTATCTCTTATAGATTAAGGTGCACCTCTGGTACTTCTTGCGGGGGTGTGGGGGTAGGCCAGTAGTTATCTGGCAATACCCTGGTACCTACTGTTCGCTATTTGCGAATAGCGAATGTCATCATAACGCTAGTGTTATGTGAGGTAGGTTAGATCAAGCCGAGAATCCTAATCCAGCTGTCGGGATGATCGGCTTCGACTTCGTCTCCACAGGGAGTGAGGCAGCAGCTGTCGAACGTCCACTCTTCGATCTCTCCGTTAGTTGGAATGTCGTACCATCCTTCAAGATCTTCCTTGTCCTGCGCTGAGTAGTTGCCACCGGCTGGGATCCAGTAGCAACAGAGGACTCCACGCTTGGTTCGGAAGACGTTACCAGTGCAGGCGATGGCGCCTTTCGGTGCGTCTTGGAAGTCTGCGTAGGCTTGGTACTGTTCTGAAGCTTCGTCTGGACCACAGGGTTCGTAGCCGAGAGCGTCTGCAATGAGCAGTTGTTCAGGTTGAAGAGACATGAGATGAGATCTCCGATGAGTGTGATTGAGATTGAAATGAGTGTGATGAAGAGAATGATTGGGTCTTCATCCCACACTTCAGTGCGTTGAATTGATTTGGCCATGGTCAGTCACCTTGGTAAGTAAGTGGATGTTCAACTAGAATCCATTCTTCTTGATTGGATTCAAACATTGCTTGCTCTTGTTCATAGGCAAGGTCTGCCAATGCATCAAGCAAGTCAGCGTCGTAGTTCTGATCAAGTTCAATCATGGTCTGAGTTGAGATAGAACGGTGAGCAGTTTAACGTCTTACTCAGGACGTGAGTAGGATCACCCCATTGTGGGGTGATTGATAATACTTATGTACTACCTCATGAGTCTGTTGGCAAAGCTTGGGATGAATACATCATCTTTGCAGGGTTCCTTATAAGTCCTGTAGCTGACGATTGCATAGATGGCCTCTGGTGTCATGTCGTAAGCCCTGGCAATAAACCCAATGGGTTCCTTATACTTGGCACGGTTACGAATGTCATTTACCTGGGCATCACTTAGGAAGCCACGGTAACGGCCGCGTTTGATTGGGTCTTCCTTGACGGGAGGACGTTGCCTTACCCGTCGGATTACTTTCGTCATGGATACTGGGCTGCAGTTGACAATGCTAGCGATCAAGTCGTAGCGATATCCTATGCAACGCAGTGCCCAGATCTGGTCTTCTTTAAGGACGGAGATGCGTGATTTCATTGGAGTGTTGGGGTGAGTTCTGTTACTTGGAATCCTAATAACCGTTGTTTATCAAGAAAACAACTAAGCCTCTTCCTCCTTAACAGCCTTTACCTGTGGTGCTGGCTGTTGCAGAGGGGGTCGGGGGGTTGAATCAAAGATGATGCCACTAGTCCTAGTCGGAATACCAATGGTTACATCTGTTCCATCCTTGGAGATGGAGATAATAACCTTGTTGTTCCTGGTAATCACTGAGACGTGATCAGGGTTGGCAACATCGAATTGATTGAGGAGTTCCATGGAGTTGGGTTGGTACGGGGCTAGGTTACATGCTGGTTGCTAGCTATGCAACAACGCATGTGGTGTGGTGCTGATCTTAAACGCTACCCGTGGGGTACGAAGTCTGAACCAGTAAGAAGCTGATGCACTGACAAGCAGTCCTCAGCAATTTCCTCCTTGGTACAGTCTTCCCAGTCTTCTGTTTGTGACTCGATCACCTCGCAGCCAATGTCTTCGAGTTGATCAACAAACTTATCCCAGCCTGGAGCAGTGCCCCAGACATGGGCGTAGCGACCGGTGCGATCAGCGACTAATGCTATGTGTATCTGCATATTGAGTAGGGGTTGGGTTGGTGATGTCCATGCCGACCACTGCACCTGCGGTGAGTGCGGCAATGGTTAGTGTCAGGGCTGCCACGCAGATCTTACTAAGTCGAGTCTCATTACAAGACTTATAAGAATCCAGATGGATGTAGCAATTGTTTGTTAATTTAACAATGTGTTTCATTTGAATAAAACAAAGATCAAACTGGGACTTACATTTACAAAAAGCCCAGGCTTAAACTGGTTCAGAAGCTTTTGTGTAAATAGCAATAGCTTCTTCTTTCGACTCGTAAGTACCAAGACTTACTTGCTTTCCGTCTATGCGAATTCGCGTTCGCCATTTCCCATTTCGTTGTTGAGTAATTCCTCCTTTAAAACTGGATCTGTTGCATGCATTAATTCGAGAACTTACTATTCTTAGATTATGCAGACGATTGTCTGCAGTGTCTCTGTTAATATGGTCAACCTCTTCGGTCGGCCATTTACCAGTAACCCAGGCAATTACGATTCGACCAATTGTCGTAGAATAATATTGCTTATTGCCATCTACCAACCAAGATAAAGTATAGTAATGATTACGTAATCTTGGTGTAATTGATAGCGGTTTGGAAAGATGCTTTGAAATAAGTCTTCCAGTAACAGGATTGTAGTCATACTTAGACCACAATAAACTGATCTCAGGAAGATTATCTTGACGTGTTTTCATGAGACTCATAGTAAGAATCGAGGTGGACAAATCGCCCTGGTGACAGACGTACTGTGTGTTTCATTCAGACTGCAAGGATGTACTTAACGCATGCGTAGCTTGGTACTATGTAATCACTAGGGATTTCGTGCTGATAGTACCATTCACCTTTACAGTCAAGTGCTATACAAGAGTTTTGAGTGATAAGCTGTAGTGCTTTTGCTCCTGTAGTGCACCAAATCATGTAGACATTCGTGTCAAACAGTAGATAGTAATCATCCTGTTTGATGTCAAACTCTTTGAGTGCAGCTTGAATTTGACCGTGGTCAAGTGTGATTGGCATAGGTATGCAGTTGGGTTGAGTGTGTGCAGACGGTGAGGTCTGCAGAAAAGGGCCGAAGCCCCTTAGTGCAAACGTCAGAGTGTACGCTTATCCAGGCAATAAAATCGATCGATTAGAAAGCCTGGTATGTACACCAGTTGATGCCCTGGCTTCGCCGGGCAATGCTTGACGTGATAGTTGTTGATAAGTTTCTGTGCTCCAGCAGATAGCAACATGGTTACTCCTGTGCCCATAACGATGGCAATCACAGAGTTTCTGAGATAGTTGTCGTTCATGTCAGGAAGGTTGAACAATGCTTTGGTAGTAATCAGACATAGCAGCTAGTAGTTCCTTGGTACTACATGGGATACCTCCCATGAGTGTTTGGGATTCACGTTCGATCCAATCAGGATCTCTCTTGTAGTCATCTACTTGCACCTGGTAGTGAAGCATGGTTGATTCCCCACCATGCCAGGTGATGCGCTCAGTCGCGCCTTCGTAGGGATAATAACAGAGCATGAGTTGAGCTCGGTAGGTTTGATGACAGGATGTTGAGTCCTGCAGAAAAGGCCCGTAGGCCCTTAGTGCAGGAGTCAGACGTCAGTCTTAGGTGTGATAACGAATGCCATGTCGTTCGGTATCATGAGTGCTGCCGCACGGATACGATACTCGATCAACTTGGCACCAACAGTAGACATGTTAGGTGCCTTGGCATTCTCGATAGCTTTAGCAGAGAGCTTTAGCAGCTCAGCAGTGTTCTTACGCAGGTTGAGTGCGGTCATGTTGAGTTGAGTTGTAAGCCACCCTCAGTGGGTGGCAATAACTGGACCAGGGTTTGCACCTGGTCACCCGCTTAGACGGATCAGTTGTCAGTAACCAGCATTTGCACTGGTACTGCAGAGATGTTGTAATGTTCATCATCAAAGTCATCTACTGAACGCACATAATGCTCAGCAGCTTCCCTGGTACCATACACTCCACAGAAGTGAGAAGCGTATGGATCTTCAAGCATGACAACATAAACGATCATGACTGGACCTAAACTGTGTGGTGCCCATCTCCACAGGGGGCAATAGTTGAGTGGGGGATTCGATCCCCCGGCTCACGCCTGGTCAGATGACCATCTCAACGTCGGACATCATCATCTCCGGGAGAGTGAGTAGCTCGACCTTGTTGTCACCTTGTACTCCATCGTTCAACTCAGGTGAGTTGTAGATAAAGTCCAGTTGTGCAGCGTTTTCCATCGCCTCTTCTTTACAGAAGTAGACGCTATGCTGTACGCCGTTGAGGATTACGTAGAACACGTAAGTGTCTCCGTGTGTGCGGTGCCTATCTCCGCTGTAGGCAATAACAGGACCAGGGTTTGCACCTGGTCACCCGCTTTAACGGATCAGCTTGCTAATTCTTCCTTACGTATTTCAATAAGTATGTCAACCAGTGCCTGGTTGTAAGTTCTTCCTAGTTTGTCGTGAAGGTTATATGCGATGACCTGAGCGTCATCAAGCTGTTGGTTTGTAAAAGTACCCATGAATTGAAACAATTGACCGTAGGTAATGTCCATGGTGCTGAGCTGATGCGGTGCCTATCTCCGCTGTAGGCAATACCTGGGAGGGGAGTCGAACCCCTCCTGCACCATCAGGCGTTAAAAGGGAAGAACATCTTCTTCCCAGAGGTCAACAAACTTGACTTCTATTGAGTCCAGCAAGTCATCTTCCCACCTGGAAGCACATGCCTTGGCATCTACTTCCTTGGCGAAAAGCTGTTGATGCTGGTACTCTTCTTCCCATGCGGTAACAACCCAAACTTTGGCTGTTGATTCCATGGATAACTCCATGTGTGCGGTGCCTATCTCCGCTGTAGGCAAGTCTGAGCCTGGGGTTTGCACCCAGGCATGCCGCTTTTACGGACTCAGAAAGGGAATGCGTCTACTGTGAGCAAGTAACGCTCCCAATCCTCAAATGTATTGAGGTATTGACGAGCTTCTTGCTCTGTATTAAAGCTTTGCTCGCATCCCTGGAAGTATGCATCTGCGAAGGTGTAATCAGCGCAAGGGTTGTTGTAGTCACGCTTGACTTGTACTGTGTAGATCATGGTGCTGAACTGAAGTTTGTAGGGTGCCTATCTCCCTGGTAGGCAATACTGAAGGCAGGGTTTGCACCTGCCAGTGCCGCTTAAACGGACTCAGATTTTGTAACCGGCGCCAAGGCACCAGTCACGGTGAATCTGATCAGCCTCCTTAGGCCAATCATGCGTGATGCACTGTTTAGCAGTAGCCTTGTCCAACTGATGGACAGTAATCTGGGCACCAATGCCCATGATGGCGGCAGATATCAGGACGTAGGTAGCAATGAGCTGAGACACGGTGTTACTCCGTAGATGCCACGGGATTGTGGCAATACTGGGGAGGGGATTCGATCCCCCGGCATCACGCCTTAACCCCAGTGGACTCCTTCTGCTTCGACAATGATGTCGAGAGCATCAAGCTGGTCCCAATGCGGCATAGCTCCAGAACTCCTGAGGAGTAGCTGGCAAGCTAATTTGCCAACTGGTGCTGCTCCACAGTACACATCTTCTCCTGAAAGAAGATCTGAACTCTGGAACTTGCCCCAGCCTTCGGAAAGGAAGTTGTCAAGTTGTGCCACGTCAGATCCTTTGGTAATGCAATAGAAGCTGTAACCAACTTCACATGCATCTGCCTCTGGATGTGCAGCACGATATAGCTGCTCGGCCTCCTTAAGGATTTCGAGCAACGCCATCGTGCCTTGTGGCACACCTGCAAGCTTCTCCAGCTTGGCGGCGTCCTTGGTGTTGGGGTAGAGACGAACTCCCATGATTCTCCTGGGTAAACTTGGACTTACACTGCTGAAGTGCAGATGCCAAGTAGTTCATCTCAGTGTCAACACCTGAGACTATGTCTGCTGCGTTTAACGTCCAGCTCGACGATTTAATCCCGACCTTTCACGTCGGGATATACACAAAATATCCGGCGGATATTAGCCAACTGTTCTATTTGAACACAGGTGTGCTAAGATGCCGGCGCCCCATATGCGCGGTGAAATACTACGCAATTGTGTTGATTTCAAGACATGAGGGCTACATAAACCCCTGGTTGCCCAGGGGAAGAGGTAACCGTCAGCGTACCGTGTGGATAACGACTAACTTAAGTCCGCTTTCATCCTGGTAAATGCGCATGCTCAGCTTATCGCTTCGCATCTCACTCACCACTTGGAACAGATACTGTGGCTGGCACACTTGCCTAACGTCGGAGTAAGGAAACGCTGCCTCCTGGTTCTCCTCCAGAACTTGGTGCGCATACTCCACATACTTGTGGAATAGTGCTTGGTTCTGCTCGGTTGGACGCTCGCCTACCTTACGACGCCAGTCATGCTGCCAGCTCTTAACCTGTTGCTTCTGCATTGAACTAAATGCGATGGAACTCTGCGTGGTACGGATGCGCAGCCCCCGATATACTTATCTACCTACCCACCTATTCTTTTTTTTCTTCCCGTATTTCACTTAGGTTGGGTACTGTGAGAAGCGTCAGGAAATTTTGTTTCCTATTTTGACCTATATAGGGGCCTTACTTTAAAGTAAACTTTGATTTGTGTACGTAAAATACCCGTCTACCCCAAATTTTTACACAAAAAAGCCGGGGTGTTTAGCCCCGGTGATTTCAAAGTCTCAAAAAATTTCTAATTCCCTTTTTGCCGCTTATATGCCAGCGTTGCATTCATCGCTTTTGTAAAGGCTTCTTCGTCGGGAAGCTCATATGCAAGCTCTTTTTTGGCTTCGGTTACAAAATCACGTACCTCAAAAGAGTCTCGGCCTTCACGTGCAAGTGACAAGGCCTTATCTTTGATAGCTTCGAGACCTTCAACTCGTTTTTGCCGTTTACCAGCGTCCATCCCTGGTGCAAATTAACGTTATTCTTTAAATATAGCGTCACTACGTCCGGGATTTGTAAACAATAGAATGACAAAAGATAAAAGACACATGTAATAACAGCTCATGGCACTTTCCCCAGCTGATTTTTACGCATACAGCCGTGCCACTGGAGCCCCAGTCCCAGAAGATCCCAGGGAGCGGGCCGAAATGGCCCCTGAAGTACTTGAATTCCGCCGTAATCAGCTCAGAGCTCCCCAACAGGAAGAAGAAGGTGGGTTCAACCTCACCAATTTGCTAGGTGTTGGTGCTGCCGCAGGCGCTATTGCCGGTGGTACGTTCGGACTTGTGCGTGCTTTACGGAAAGATCCCGCAAAAACAGCTACTGGCTCACTGCCTAAAGGTTATGGAGCTTCCGTAGAGAATTTTGTAAGTGAAGAAGGGCGTTCCTCTAAAGAAAATCTTGCAAAGCAAGGTTTTGTTCAAGTTTCGACTGATGTATCACCTTCTTCTACGCCTCCTGCACCTCAAACACCAACGCAAGCGCCTGCTGCTCCTAAACAAACTGAAGTTGATTTTGTTTCTAAATACATTGACGAAATTGGTGAGGACCTGGAGCTAAAAAGACAGGCACGTGCCGTTCAAAAAGTTGAAGCTGAGGAAAAAGCACAAGCCAAAAATATTCTTGCCGAGCTTCGCCGCGAGGAAGAAACATCACAGTTCACGCCTCGCTCATTCCTTGAAAGCAAAGGTTCTTTAGAAAAGCTACCAGAAGCTGTTTCCGAGCAGCCACAAAATGTTGCTTCTGATTTAACTTCCTTACAAGATAACTTGTTGGCACAAGCCCAAGACCAGCTTGCAAACGCTGTTGAATCGGGAGAAGACCAATTTACGGGACGTCAAATACAAGCAATTCAACGCGACACGGATACGGTAAAAACATCTAGTTCTGCACCCGTAACATTACCTGTTATTTTTAGTGGCGAAAAACAAATCTCCCCGCAAATGCTAGAGGCTGAGAGTCTAACTGGTCCTCAACGGGGCTCAACTCAGTCTCCTAGCATCCTTTCACAAGTAAAAGAACGTCGTGCCGAAGGACGTGATGAACGCGCCGAAGCATATCGTTTACTTCGTGAAAGTTTAGCGGATACTGCTGATGATATCAATGTTGAAGAATTAGATCCCAGTCGCGTGGGCTCGCTGGCTAAAGAATTATTACAAAAAGCAAAACAAAAAACTCAAAAAGCTCCGCCGGCACCTATTACGCAATCTTACAAAGATGCATTATTTGATGCTGACCCGAGTCGTCCATACACCATTGGCCTGTTAAAGCCTGAAGTTATTGCACGCAACCTGGGAGATACCAACGTTTTCCCTGAAGAATTGCAGCAAAAACTTGTGGCTGCAATAAAGCCTTCCACACGTAAAACAGAGGGCATGGGAGCCCTGGAGCTGGATCCAAGTGTTCAACTTGAAGCAACCAACCACGTAATCAAAAATCTTTTAGCTGAAGACAATGCAGACAGCGTAAAAGATTACTTACTTGGTGGTGGTGAGTACATCAATCCACGCACAAAAGGATTTGGGTACACCGGAACAGGGTCTGAAAAAACACAAGTTTTTACAATTACCAATGATCAAGGAAAATCTGAAGTCAAGGTATCTCGCCCAACTTCAGCCGCACGGCGTACACGCAGTGACTTAGAGCCTTTATTCTTTGATCCAGACACTGGTACTCTGGTAAGCAAATCTGAAATGGGTGCGACCCAATCAGTCGAAGGCGATGTCGGATCTGGTATTGGGCAAGAGATTGGACAAGCTGTAGCTTTTCTTCCCAGGAAAGACGTAGCCCCCTTCGTCAGTCTGCCAGGTGTAAGTGCTTCTGGACCTGAAGGAGTTAATAAAAACCAAGGAGCAGGCTATGCAATTGGCGGCGTAAAAGAATTTGGAACCGGTAAAGAATCTTCCGTTGATCTGTCTGTGCCAACACTTGAGCTGTTCAATGCTGCAAATGATGCAGTAGAGGGAGGGGCAGTAAAAATTAGTAAGAACGGAAAATTCTATGTTCCGGTCAATAGCTTAATGCGTGAAGCAAACCCTGCATTAAACTATGATTACGATGTGTCTGAATATGGCACGCTTTATAAAAATCTACTAACAGGCGAAGATTTTACTTCGGCACATGAAGCCACTAATACGTATAATAAGCTGGCAAAAGCTGTCAACAACCGTTTAATTGCACCTGCAGAAGTTAATGTTGCAAAAATAGAAAACACCGAAAATATGCGGCTGCAAATCAGCTCGCCAACAAAGGAATCTGTATTTATAGATTTAAATCCGGATCTGGTGCTTGACCAAGTTACACGGCGTACGCCTTCTGGCGAAACGGTGACATCAAATGTCACCCTTTCCCAAGCACTTCGAAACGTTTTGTTAAATCCAGTTTTAACGGATAATGCAGGTAACGTAGTACGTGATCCTAAATCAGGCGCGCCCTTACGTGGACCTTCTTTGATTCAAGAACGGCGCATCCTAAATGATGATGGTACTCCTGGAGCCCTGGTTTATAAACAATCACGGTATAAAGTACCGGAAGATTTTGTATACATCGATCAAAAAACACAAGAAGTAAAACCTAAAATGATGGGGCTAAAGGATAATGCATTTCCTTTGGCTGGCCCTGATGAGGAAGGAAGAAAGAACAATTACCTTTTCCTAGAAGGTGTAAACAGTGCCCTTGAAAAGCTAACGGGTAAACGCGTCAAAGTTATTGATGACGCATTAAAAATTGGCTCTTCGCCTAACTTTCATTTCTACGGCGGCTCCAGTAAAAATCCTGTCTTACGTGAGGCCTTAACAGTAGCTAACACTCTGGTACAAACTTCTGAGACTTCTCGCGTTCGGATGCGTAATGCAGAAGAAGGTTTAGGTGAAAGGTATGGGTTGGGCGCACGCGTTTCCGGTCCTGCACAACGCACGATACCCCTGGCAGGCCTAGGCGGAAGAGAAGTTGTGTTACCCGGTCAACAAGTTAGTCAAAAACGTTTTACTGATCCAGCTACGGGAGAAGTGACTATTAAATCTGTATTTAAACCTGGAAGTGAAATTATTGAAACAATTTCTCCTGAGTTAGCAGGTGGTCAGCGCCTAAGTGCTGCATTACTTGATTATCGTCAACGCAGCGGAAGGCCAATGCAAAAGCAAGATGTTCTTAATTTTGCTTCTGCTATTGCTCAACAAGAAGGTGCAGATGTCAATGAACTTTTACGTGTAGCAGCTAGTGTTTCTAAGGGTCGTGTACAACAAGCAAATACCGGTAAGTTAATGACACAAGGCCGAACAGCATTGTCTGCTATGGATCGGCTTTCACCTAATGAAGAGATTGCACAAACAGTAGCTGAGTACGATTTCAATGAAACTATTGGCAGTGACATTGAAGATTTAATTGCAAGCAGGCAACCAAAAGAAATGGATGCTGAGTTGGCTGCTCGTCAAGCGCAACGTGCTAGTGTAGAACCACCGGGTGCATACGGTTTTAAACCCAATGATCAAGATATATCAAATGCAATGAACCAATTAATGGCGCGAGCAGGTCGCCGTGCTGGCAAACGACGCAATAGGTAATCATGACTAAAGAAAAAAAGAAAGATAAAAAGTGGATCCAAGGTGCCGACATCAAGGAAGGCGCCTTTACAGCTAAGGCAAAGAAGAAGGGCATCTCCTCTGCCCAGCTACAAGAGAACGTACTTTCCAACCCTGATAAGTACGACGAAAAAACAGTAAAGCAAGCAAACTTACGCAAGACTCTTGTAGGCTTACATAACAAAAAGAAAGCAAAAACAGCTGAAAGTTAATGGCACAAGATCCTCGATTAGACCTAGGACGTTACATTCGAAATCCTTTTAACAGGCAAGGGCAAATCACGAAGCGGCTTGACTTCGGTGAGTTGTTTAAACCTAAGGCAGAATCTGGTGATTACCCCTGGAACCCATCGAGATTTGAGTCTCAAGACCTTCTCAAACGCGGGATGACCCGCAAGCAAACACTTAACCCCTCACTGAACTTTGTAGGTAATGCACCGTTCTTTGATGCAAATTTAGAAGTAACACCTGAGTACGAACTCTTTGAAGGCCTCGGTCGTTTTAATCGACCTGATTACGATTTTGAAGAAGGGAGGGCACGTACTGCTCAACGTCCCCAAGATCAACCTGACTTCAAACCAGAGTGGGTTGAAGCATATAAACTTAGTCCCACAATTAATCCTGGTAAGATCGCCAAGAATCCCATGCCTCGCATGAGGAATCCAGATCCAAATGGCTACATTATGGCCATGGCTGAAAAGCGTGCGGAGAATGAAGTGGAAGACAAGCCTTCCATTGCACAGCTTCTGGACCGCAAAGGTCTAGTCAAGTCAATGCCTGTGAAGAAAGAAGAAGAGGAAGGAGAAACTACTGCGAATGAAAAAGACGTTGAAACAAATACGTCTCCTGGTAAAACAGAAGGAAAACCACGAGTAACATAGAACAATAGGCGCAAGAGCAATGTTAGGTACATTAGGTAAATTAATAACAAGTCAAACGTCTCGTCAGGCGGCCAAGGCGGCTCTCCCTGGGGCAGCACTTAACTTTGGTGTCGGCACACTGACGCAAGGTCCTGTGGCCGGTCTTGCATACGCCGCAGGTGATTTCCTACTCAACTATCCGGTTGTTGGTGCAGCACGAAAGATGTTCCCTGGTACTCCAGCGGGCACTGCAACTATCGTCACCAAGGGTGGTAAGACAATCACCAAAGAACTGCCCTACATGCCTTCCAGTGTTGAAGGTGGGTTAAACCTTGGTGCATCCTTAGCATCGATGCCACTCGTTGATCTAGCCACCGGAGGTGCGCTGTACAACAATCAAAATCCAGTGCAACCTACAAACATATCTCAAGAACAACAAATTTATCAGCAGGCCACCCAACGCCAGGATATTAACGGCTTGCAACAACAGGCTTTATCCCGTGGCACTCAATTTCAAATGCAAGGGTTGGAGCATACGTTCCATTACCCAGGCGTAACGCTTCCACCTGAAACCCTTTCAATGTTGCAGAACGTAGGCTAATGGCTACCCTTCCTACTTACATCGGACAAAAAGGCGGCCCTTCTCTGAACGTCAAGGGTTTCAAAGGTGGTTTAGATGTTGGCCTTGAGGTCATGCGTCAAACTGCCATGGAAGGTGGTAAGTACGCTCCTAGCACATTAAGAGATAAACAATTCAAACAGAGCCTGAAAGATACGGGTATTTCAGCCAAGGAAAAACCCGGTGCTTTTCTTGGTGCATACACTGCACGTGTAGCAGGCGATGTTATCAACCAGGAAACAAGAAACCTGTGGTGGGCTATAAACCATCCCATTGCAATGGCTGATAAAGCAGCAGCCAAGTTAATTGATCCTCAAGGCAAGTTACCGCGTTACACATCAGCAGCCATCATCGGTTCTGTTGTAACCCCTGCTTTTGCTTTGAGCGGTGCATATGACCCCACAAATATTTCAGAGTTAGGTCGTCCAAAAGGCTACAAGCAAAACATACCTGACCCAGATGATCCGACTCAATCCATGGATCCGGCCACGGAAGTTTTTGAGCGTTTCATGCAGGGTAGGCAAGGTCGTCCCCTTGCATACGAAAAAGCAAAAGAAGAAATTCCAAGCCTTACCAAAGGGCGTTATGCAAACTACATGAACTTCTTGTATAACGAACCAGCCCTCCTTGGATCTGTCAAGGCAACAAGTGAGAACTTAGAGGGTGTTCCCGAGGCACGAGTCTTTGGTTATCCCGTAAGCATTCCAACGGTAACAACGTTGGCTGGTGGCATTGCTGGAGCCAGGCTTGGTTTAGCTACTGCACCACGGCCTCCACAGGAGCAACAACTGAATCTAATTCCTGGAGCTAAAGCTACTGATATTGACACTGCAATCCAACCTAAACAACAAGGTCGCCGTGGTGTCATTGGTGGTTTGGCGGGTGCAGCAGGTGGTGCTATCCTTGGTGTGCTAACAAACCAGGCATTAGCAGCAAAGCAGTTAGACACTCAGCTACCAATGTCTTAAACTAAGGTACTGATAGAATTTAAAAATAAAGGTAAATATAGTAATGGCCACTGAAGCATTGGGGTACACGGTAGATCCAGCTACAGGAAAACGTGTTCCAATTGACTACACGGTAGACCCTGCTACTGGTCAACGTGTTTTAAAATTTGCGCAAACGCAAGCTCAACAAGCTCCGCAATTTACACCCCAAGCTGCTGAACCTGATGCCTTTCAGGCTCATATGGCAAGCCTTAAGGAAAAAGGAAAAGATCTTTTAGGTAGGGCTGGCCAAACAGCGCAAACTGCAAAGGAAGAAATCCTGAAGCCCGGTGGTATGTTCAAGAACCAGGCAGGTGCTTATCGTGGTGCCGCCGGTGGCAAGTCCGGTGCGGCCCTTGGCGCAGTAGGCACGTTACTCTCTGGTGATCCCCTTGGTGCTGCCGTCAGTGCTCCTGTTGGCGTACTGGCAGGTATGGGTGCAAACGCAGCAACCACTGCGTTGACAACTGCTTTAGTCAATTCTCCAAATGCAGGTTTAAAAGCAGCAGGTATGGCTGCTCGCTTTTTAGTTCCTGGCCTGGTTGGTGGTGCAGCTCAACAAGCAACAGCAGGTGCAGTTAAAGCAGCAACGGGCAAAGTAGAAGCAGGTGCCAATGCTCCTGTAGGCGGTACACCGATGTACGTCCCTGGTACGAGTATTGCTTTGAACCAGGCTGGTCTTGAGCAAAATCAGTTTGAACGCGATCTTGCCAACCGTCTGAAAGAAGCACAGACGATGGGTAATTACGATATTGCTAAGGCGAAAGAGATTACAGATTACGGTCTTAATGCACAAGTTAGTCTTCAACAACGCTTGCAACCCATCGCTGATCACGAACGTCGCCAGAACTTAATTGCTGCTCAACAGCTGCAAGCAAGTCAAGGTGCGATCTACCAAAACCTTGGTCGTCAAGCAGGCATGTTCAAGTTAGCTGGTGGTGCACAAGCAGAAGCGGGTGCCACCTTGCGTACCATGATTGCAAATAATCCTTATGCAAATGCAACCCTCTCCGCTCCGTCCATCAGCTTTGGTTGATCATGGCACTAACAGTTCCTCCTAATATCACGAAGGGCGCGGCCAAGTTTGGCTGGGACAAGGGAGTAGATCTTTCAAGCCCTGGAATTGGCGCAGCCTTTACACCAGGCAGTGGAGCCACTCCAGGGGGCTTCCCTGCTCCCGAGGGCCCTCAGTCAGACCTAGCAACACTTACAAACTATCTGACCCAGGCACGTAGAGAAGATAGAGCAGCCAACACGTTAGAACGAGCCGAAGAAGAAGCCCGTCAGTTGCGCCAAGCAAAGGAAAGGCAAGCACTAGCCAAAGAAAGCTTGGGCATTGCTTCTATGTACAGTCACGTCAACAAACTACCAGATAAAATTGCCAGTGCATTTGGAGGTGCCGGTGATTTGCAGTTGATGCTTGGTACCTACGGAAATATTCCTGCAATTGTTTCTGAGACCTATCGGACGTTCCCTCAACGTACAATTCAACCAGTGGGCAGCGCTGCACCTAGCACCCAATATTTTGGGCGTGCCTGAATACCTGTATTAAAATAAAAACAATAATAGGTCGAACGTATGGCAGCAGGAGAAGGTTTTTGGGCAGGGGCAGGTGGACCGATTGCATCCGCAGCAATTGGTCTTGCTGGTCTTCCCTTTGAGATTGCTGGTAGGCGTCGACAGCAAGATATTATGGCTGCCGGGCTTGAGGCCCAGCTTCGCTCACAAAATGCTGCACTGGAATCCAGTGCAATGTTTAACAGGGAAGGCTTAGGTGCCCAAATGGGTGAAGCCTTGAGTGGCAGGAATTTTATTCCTATTGCATCTGACCTAGAGTTTGGCAGGCAAAAGCTAGCACAAGGGCTAAACTATGGCGTGTTTGGCGATAAAGAGCTTGGTTATCGTTCAGAGGCTTCAAGGCGAGATCGGTCTGCCGCTATCAGCCGTGAAAGACAAGAGGCCCAACGTTTTGAAAATCTTTTAGCTGCGAAAAAAGCGCAAACGCAGACAGAAGGACCGCTGGCTGCAATGTTTGGGCGTAAAGCTCCGACAAATGTTAGCTCTATGGTTGTTTAATCAAGGTACTGAATTATGGGCGGACGTGCACCAAATGTAACTTATAATCCTCCTAACATCCCGAAGGATGATACTTTTGCGAACTATTTAAAGTATCAGCAGGAGCGTGAATCTGCAAATGAACGGCGTGCAGCTGAGGAAAGGGCTGAAACCAAGCGTGAAGCTGAGGCACGTAAAGCGGCAGGTGCTGCAGGTTATGCTGGCTTAAAAGCTGGAGCTGAATCAGAACTTAGGTCTGGTCAGGCCAGCTTCCAAGACGTTGCATCTCGCCTAAGGGATTACGCTGCCAAGTACGACTTAACGCCGCCTGAAACGGATGTTTCCGCACTGTCGGACATCTACCAGAAAGAGGTGCGTCCCGGCCAGCTGCAGACCGGTATTGGCGCCACCTATGAAGAGCTTCTTGGTCGCCAGGCAACAGAAGAAGAGAAGAGCACTGCTTTAGCACGGTTTGGCCAAGGTTATTACCGTGATATCAACGATCTTAAGGAGTCTGTTCAAAAAGGTTCCGAGTATCAAAAGAAGTTCAATCAGAGCTACTTAGATAATTACTATGACACCATGTTCGGTAAGCAAACTACCGACGAAAAGGGTGATCGTACCGGCAAGCGTTCATTTACTTTTGCGCAAAACTTACTACCTAAATACGGTGGTGACTTAGCAAGCCGCACCAAGGTAACAACACCTGACTTCGGTAGTAGCTTCACTGGAACACCAGCTGAAATTGAAGAGCAGCAGCAAAATCTCAGAGATACCCGCCAGTACCTGTACAGTGCTGGTCTTACTAATCTTCAGGGTGAGATTGATAAAGAAAGCCAGGCGCTTAAAAACGAAGGTGCCAAGCAGGTGGCAAAGATTAGTGCGCAGGGCGACATCTATAAGCAATTGGTTGGTGCATTTAATTTCTCATAAATGTATCAGGTATAATTAGAACAGTCAATGATTTAAATGTATGGCTGCTACTCCTACTGGTCAAGCCGACTCTGACGACTACTTTGATATCAATAAGTTTGAGCAACTGCTCCAACGTTTAGAGGGTTCCAAGGGTCGTCAACAGCGTCAGAAATCTCTGGAAGGCCGGCGTGATGTTTATGCCCAAGGTCTTGCCAGCATGATGAGCAACTTCTGATTTTTTCTCGTAGACTTTATAAGCCATGACCAGCAGCTTTTCCGATGTTCCGGTTGGCCAGTCAAGTGAAGACGACTGGTTTGATCTAGATAAATATCGCCAAGCTGCTGGCGTTGCTTACGAATTCTCTAAGAAAAAAATGGAGACTGCTGGTGAACAAGAACGTGAAACAATCGGTAAAGGCGCAACCGAGCAGCGCACTTCCGCCGAACAAGGTCAGCAGTTCAAGCAGAAGGACGAAGAGCGAGACTACGACCAGGCCCAACGAGCTTATCGATATTGAGATATTTGATGCTTGGGTAGACAACTTAGACGCTTCTACCCAAGAATCATTTCTCTCTTTTGCATCCGATAACTACTCAACGATTGAAATCTACTTGTATTCAAGATTCCTTGGATACAAAGGTAGTGCAATCCCGTGTGAGCTCTGGGTTAAGGACCGTTACGTCAAGCCGGATCACCGTAAAAAACTCTTGTACGAAATCGATGAGATGCAAGAGGACATGCGTAAGTTGCGCGAAGATGTAGAGCAGGGTCTCGTCAAGCGTGACGCAGGTGTAGCACGTCTTGCCTCCATGCAAAAAGAATTGCGTGGCACAATTGCGCAAGTAGAAACTTATACCTCCAATAAGGATCGCAAGGGCCTCTTGATGGCTGGTGCAGATCGTGCTATTCGAGAACTCCTTTCGATTTTCAAGGACGATCCAATTGAGATTCCCCTGGAAGAAGCGTCAATGAGTGTGTGGTCTCGCATGCAACTAGAGGAATAGCCCGTACTAAGATAGGTTTAAATTCAGTTACCAGGCATGGGCTCAAACGCAAATAATTCCCAGCTTGCCGGCAGGGCACGCCAGCAGCAGATGGCTAGCGAAGGTATCAGCCGCCGTCGTCAGGCACTGTCAACTGCTCCTGCACCCATGGGTAGCCCCATGACGGAAGAAGGGGGTATGTCAGGCAGCGCAGCGGTATCAGAAGGCTTAAACCGTGGAACACCACAGGGAATTTCTTTTGGTCCTGGTCGTGCAGTACGTGCTACTGAAGGAGAATCTGTAGGATCTCCTGCTTACCAGCAGATGATTGCTCGTATTCGTCAAGAGATGGGCTGATGGCAAAAGGTAAGATGCCTCCGCAATTTCTTGAATACCTCAAGAAAAAAGAAGCAAAGAACAAGGATGGGTCTGAGATGTCAGACAAAGAAAAGCGTAAAGCAGCTTTAGATAAAGCTCAAAAGTACCAAGAAGAAAAGCGGAAGCAAAAAGAAAAAAAATAGGGTAGTATTTAGAGATACGTTAAATACTAGTCGTGCCTTCGTATCTTCACTTAACACACAGGCGAAATGCAAAGGCAGCTGCTAAAAACCAACAACTTAGAAAACCAAAAAACGAAGATTCTCTTGCGTTAGCGCGAGAAGATTTCAGCTTTTTTTGTGAGTACGTAGCCGATAAGCCTCCTGCAAAGCACCACAAGGAATGGCATCGTCACTTCGTTACAGGGGAAGATAGTAATTGTCTGACCAAAATTGCTGGCCCCAATATTGATCTACTGGCGCCCAGGGGTAGTGCCAAATCCACAAGCTTGGGTTTGTTTACTGCATGGGCAATTGGCGTGCACACCACGGCCAAAATGCCACTACAGATTCTTTATCTGTCGTATACGGTTGATATTGCACGCTCTAAGTCGGCAACCATCAAACGCATCATTGAGAGCAAGCGATATCAAGAGGTATTCCCAAAGGTACGTCTTCTCAAGAACGTAACCAGTAATGAGTATTGGTCAATTGACCATCGATTTGCTGGCATTGAAACCACAGGTGACGAACAGTTCACGCTCTGCGCTGCAGGCCTAAAAGGTTCGGTGACTTCCAAGCGTAGTCATCTGGTTTGCATTGATGACGCCATTAAAAGTTCGGCGGACATCGCAAACCCTGACATCAGAAAGATGATGCAGGAGAACTGGAACGCAGTGATTGCACCAACCATGTTTGAAGGTGGACGGGCTATCTGCCTTGGAACTCGCTTCCGACATGATGACATTCACGCAACTACTTTCAACGAACAAAACAACTGGACGCAGATTGTTCTCTCTGCAATCCAAAATGATCCCGTCACAGGAGACGAGGAGTCCTATTGGCCTGAGATGTGGTCCCTTGATTACCTAAAGGAAAAGAAAAGGCAGGCACCAATTGCTTTTTCATTCCAGTACATGAATCAAGTTATCAGACAGAACGAGCTGTCCCTGGCACCAGAGCTAATTGTTAAAGCTGAAATCTCAACTGAATTCGACGCTCTTGGCATTGGTGTTGACCTGTCTGCAGGCATCAAGGAAAAGAATGACTACACCGTAATGGTGCTAGGTGGTCGCGTTGATGATCGCATACACATCATTGATTATCGCCGCATTCGCGTAATGGGCAACCTGGAAAAACTCGACGCAATGAAAGAGCTACTCAATGATTGGTCTATTCTTGGTCGCGATGATAACGGGAATTACTTTCCGACTTATTCAACTTGCGACATCTGGTCAGAAGCAGTCCAGTACCAAGCGTCCCTGGAGGCGGACTTCAAGAGAGTCTGTCTAAGCAACGAAGGCCTTTACAACTTACTCTGGCATCCAGTTAAGGGCTTCAGGGCTGACAAATTGGCTCGCTTTCGTGGCATCATTGGTATGTTTGAGGATCGCAAAATTATCTTCAATCGTTACCGCAACTTTACAAACATGTTTGAAGAACTGACAAACTTTGGTGTCAGCAGTCACGACGACACGGTCGACGCGTTAGTATGGTTAGTCAATGGCCTCGCCCGCAAAGGCCAACTACACCTTGATTATTAATGGAACGTGTCAATCCTGAAACAAATAAACCCTGGAAGTATGGTGAAGTCGGTCTTGACGGACGGATTTTTTTGGGATATAGACGTAAATCAAGAATCAATAAAGACGGAACATTTCAGATGAATTGGCTCAGTCCGGAGGCATGGGCAAAAAGAGAGACTAGCTGTCGCGATGCCGCAAAAAGAGCACAAAAACGTAATGCAAAAATTATTAAAGATGAAAAATTAAAACGTGGTTGCGAAAAATGTGGATACAAGGATCATCATGCTGCCCTTGATTTTGATCATTTAGACCCTGTTACCAAATCACGCGATATCGCCAAAATGCATACAACCAATATTGAGGCATTAAAAGAAGAAATAAAAAAATGCCAAGTATTATGCGCCAATTGCCATCGCATAAAAACGTACGAGCAACGCTTAAATAAAGTTAGTTTGGCTTGTTAACGGACTTGCGCGAAAAGGGCAGCTTCATCTTGATTACTAAGAATTAGAATTAATAAAAAGCGTTTGCAGTCGTGGGACCAGAGTACTTAGCCCTTGGTTTGACAGCGGTAATTTCCGCACTTACAGGGGGGTCTTGGGTCGCCAATAAAATATTAGGCCGCACATACGAACGTATGAAACAATTGCGTGACATAATGACAGCACAAGAGAACAAAGTGACTTCTCTTGAAAATCAAGTCAATCGCATGCCGCTTGAATATGTCTTGAAAGTGGACTTCCTTAGGGAGATCCAGGAAATGCATGACAACTTTAACCAGATCAATATTAAGCTTGATAAGCTTATTGAAAAGCTTTTGACAAAATGAGCTACATCCTGGAAGTACAAGAAGACGAAAACGGAGATAGTTTTATCTTGCTGCCAGACGAAGCAATTGAAGAACTTGGCTGGGAAGAGGGTGATATTCTCGAGTGGAATTTAAAAGGAAATGGAATTGTATTGAGTAGACTGAATGACATAGCAGGTTACGAAGTGCTGGAGGATTAAATGATTCGTTATTATAATGGCGATTACGGTTTTCCCGCAGGCAATATGGCCGGGGTTGGGAGTGCAAACAACTTGGTTGCGGGCTCTCCTAGCTTTGACATCAATAGGGGCGCAGGTGCGTTAGGTGGCCGTTCTGGCGAACAGCTCAAACGTCTTTACGAAGGCGGCACGCAACAAAATCAACAGTTAAACGAAGAACTCAAGCGGCGTGGCATCATGCCTGGTGCAGGCCCTCAACTTCCACTTGCCATGGGTGGATTCCAAGGCGGTGTACCAACGGGCAATGCAGCCTTCTTCCCTGGTGGACAGCTCCCCCAAGGTTTTATTGGTAAGACAGTTGTCTGATTTATTGTTAGTATTAACAGAACAAGGGGTAAATAGTTAATGGCCGTAGACGCTAAATCACGCCTTAAAGAAATTGTCGACTCGTACCTCGATAAAGACGGCGGTGCGTCTATTGATACGGGCATCGTAGCGTCACACCTTGCACAGATGAAGCTCTTTGGCATCCGCCAAGGTGTTGAATTTTTTCCTGCACAAGACAACTTCGGTAATCAGCGCAAAGACTTTATTGATCGCGTAGTCAAATACAATCAGATCGACACACGCCTGGATTCAATCTGGGACTATTTCATGTGTGATGGCCAGGGTATCTTTTACATCCGGCCCACACAAAACAACTATCGCCTTTATTATTTCAGGCGTCACGAATATCGTTCTTTCTACAACATCGACGGCGAGCTTGACGAAGTTGTAATCATCTATAGCTACAAGGTCCGTCAGGGTCTTGGCTTCCAGCAGGACATTGCAAGCGACAAGCTTACAGGCCCTGCTTACATGGGACAAGGCGGAGCAAAACGCTACATCCGCCTTTCAATCAAACGGCGAACAATTGAGGAGACTCATTCGGAAGGCGAACTTTCTTTCGATACTGTTTACCAAGCAAATCCAGGTAAAACTAAAACGTTCAAGAATACGCTTGGATTCATTCCCTGCGTTGAGATCTTCAATAATCCCAAAGGCTTCTCAACTGAAGGTGTTGGTGAGTTTGAAGCGCTAGCCAACCACATCTGCACGCATGATGAAATGGTCCGCACCATGCGGAAGAACGTGCAGTTCTTTGGTAACCCAACCCTTCTTTCGTCTCGTCCCAAGACCGACCTGATGGAGGCCGGCGGTGATGTAGCTGTACAGCGTCCGTCTATTGCTGCTAACTCAGGCTTTACTGGCATGGGTGCATTGAGCCAATCAAGGTTCAAAGCAGACCCAATCTCCCGTGGTGTTGACGGTCAGATCCGCGTACCAAGGGTGATCGCAAACCTGGAACCTAACGACCGTGTTGGTTACATTGTTCCAGATGCCATCACTGGTGACCAGAATTCCTTCGCACGTCAGTACCGAGAAGAAATCCGCACAGCTTTAGGCGGTGTGGATGAACTTTCCATTTCTGCAGGCGTGACAGCTACGGAGTACAAGTCTCTGTTTGGACGTGTTTCCGCAACATCGAAGAAAAAAGCAAACGCCATTTACACCTATGGTGTGTGTCGTTGCCTGGAACTCATTATTTACCAGGAAGAGCGCTTGTTCCGAGAGACGTTGGCGGCAGCTGCAGGACTAGAGAAACCCCTGGAACTACCAGAGACTGCATCTGACGCAGACATTGCCGCATACAACGATGCAATGCGTGCGTTTGAAGAGCAGGTCAAGCAATTGATGATGGCTTGCTTGAAGACTCAGCAGATTCCACCCGGTGTACTTGGGTTGATTCCAGACGGTGATGTCACGATGCAGTGGCGTTGGCTGGGACCTGTATACGAAGATTCTACGCAAGATGTACTGAACAACTCCATTGTTGTTCGCAACCTGCAAGAATTAGGTGTTGATAGCATTGAAGCACTGAAGTACCTCTTCCCGTCTAAGACGGATGAAGAAAGGGCCGGGATGCTATCAGGTTTCCCGTTCAGGATGGTGAATGAATTGCAGGGTGCTTACTCTCAATTTGCTCGCCTGGTGGGTGGAATGATGCAGACCCCCCATCCGCAATCACCGGACTTACCGATGGCTGCAGATCCGCGATTGGATTTAACCCCATATCTGTATCGCACTTTAGAAGCTCTACAAAAGGAGATGAGTTATGCAGGACGCTACCGTCCAATCGATCCCACAGACGAGCCAAGCACCAGCGGCCGTCGCTCCGAGCAGTTACGTGATGGCAGCTCCGGCTCCTCAGGCAACTCCGGCCAGCTACCAGGCGGCTCCAGTGGCTTATCAGGTGGGTACCAGCTACCCCCAAGCGGTACCTCAGGCGATCCCCAGCTACCAATCAGCCCCTACTCAGTACGCCCCCCAATCCCAACCGGCGGACCAGGCGGGGAATCCTTGGGAATCGGCGTTCAACAAGGTGGTGAACCTGCTGAGCGCTCCAGTTCAATCCCCGTTCCAGGGAGCACCCTCGCAGGCTCCGACAGCGTATACCCCAGCCAACTACGGCCTGGCCAGCAGCCCCAATACGCAACAATCGGTTCCGCAGACTTGGTCTCCCAACCAGGAATACTCGCCCAACTATTCCCAAACCTCCTCCAGTCCGTCCTTGGCGGAGATCGCGGATTACCTGGATCTGAGCCAGGAAAGCCGGATGGTAATCGACGCGTACGGGGTGGAAGCTCCGGCTCTGCTGAACAACTACGCCCTGAATCTGGAAGGGATGCTGGACAGCGCCGTCGCGTGGGGAAACCGCGCCGCTGATGCACTGACCGGTTACGCCAACTTTGCGGTCAATGAGCACCAGGAGAACCTGGCGTACAACGAGATTCTGACCAACCCCGATGTGCTCAGCGATTACACGCTGAAGTTCTTTGGTCCTGAAGGTCCGTATCCTGTGTACGAAAACGAAGCTCAATTAGAGACTCGTGGTTATCCGACTCAGGCCCTGGAACAGCCCCAACTTGGTCAGTTCCCTGCACCTCCCGCCGCTGCTGCTCCCCAAGCTCCTGAAAACTTCTGGGGTTCTTTCGGTGAGCAAATGGCCCGTGATCCCCAGAACGCTTGGCGTCTCCTGAACCAAGCCCAGCCTCAAGTTGTTGCAAACAAACTGTTTGTGATGGAGTAAGGCGATGCGTAATCGCTTAAAAGTAGGCGTACCTCTTGCCGCTGGTTTGGCTGCGGGTGGGTACGCCCTTTCTCAAGGTGAAGATCCAGGTTCAGCAATTCTCGCTGGAACTACAGGTGCCCTTGGCGCTGGGGGTGGTTTACTGGGCGCTCGTCAGTTGGCTGGCAAGTATGCCGATGTTGTTCCGTCTTTACTCAACAAAGGTATTGATAAAGGACTTGGCAAATCTGGACGCTCTATTCGTCAACGTGTAGAACAACAGATTGTAAATAGCCCAGAATACTTAAGCCGTGGACAAGCGGCCACTTTATATTCGCCTGAAACTGTTGGTAATGTTGTAAGAACAGGCCTTTTGAATTTACCGGCTTCTTTGCAAGCTGCATCAAAACCTGTTTTTGGCGCACTTGCAGCTCCTGCCGCCGCTGGTGCGGCTGGGCTAGGCGGCATTGCCCTTGGCACTATCCCCGAATCTATGGGTGTACCTGGTTTCCAGCAAGGTGGGCCAGTTGATCCTGAGTCCTATGGCTCTAGTAATTCCGCTGGGGCGCGGGCCAAAACGTCCACACTGCAGTACATGTGATTTTTTTAAATTACCAACTGCTAAAATTTGTGTTAGATAAGACACACTGATGTCTGAATCTTTTACCCGATAAAACACTTCCTGCGATATTGGAGGATAAAACAAAGTGTTTCTTGATACCGACTTTCCAAAGATCCTTGGTGCGGAACTTTACCGTCCCCACCCTGCCTACATTGCCGAGATGGCAGTGGAGCCTGTGGTTGTCCACGACTTCACCCGCCAACCCGGTCAAACCGTTCAGTTAGACCGCTATAAGTTCTGGGGTACCCCTGGTACTAAGGACAGCCGTGAGCGTATTGCCGACCAAACGATCGGTACCGCTAACAGCCGTAACATCACCAAGGAGAAAGTCCTGGTGGTGCTTAAGGAATACACCGGTCCTGCAGACCCGGGTGATCCTACCCAGCCTTCGACCTTCAAGATTGCCCGTGAGACCCTGGTCACCGCTCAGCGCCTGCTGCTGGACACTGGCAACCTCAACATGTTCCACCAGTCCATCGGTAGCCTGACGCTGCTGGATGACTACCGTCGTTGGCGCGACCGCGTGTTCATTGATGAACTTGCCAAAGCCGAAGCCAATGGTGCCGCTTCTACGACCCAAGGTGGTTACTACTTCGCTGGTGGCAAGGTCAAGGATTCTTCTGGCCGTATTGCCTACACTTCCACCGAGTACGACAACGAAGTTCAACAGTTCCAGGTTCGTACCGACCTGCTGACCGTTGTCAAGGACCTGCGCAAGCGCAACGTTCCTACTTACGCTGATGGTCTGTATCGCTGCATCTGCGATCCTACCTTCATGATGCACCTGCGTCGTGATCCCGACTTCCGCGAGATTGCTCGTTACGCTGGTAATCCTGGCCAAGGCATGTACATGGGCAACCCCATGATGCCTAACAACGCCAGCTTCTTCCAAGGTCCCCAGGCTGGCCAAGCTTACTTCCTGGCTGGTGAACCTGTCATGCCTACCGGCGTGCAGTTTGAAGGCGTTAAGTTCTTCGAGTCGACCAACTTCCCGACCAAGAGTATCAGCACCTCCTTCGCTGGCACTGGTGGCACCTACGCTTCCAAGGAAGTGGCTCAGGGTTACTTCTTCGGTCCTCAAGCCATTGGTGTTGGTATCGGCGGCCCGAACGCTCAGGTGCTCATCAACAACAACGATGACTTCAGCCGTTTCATCATCCTTATCTGGCAACTGTACGCCGGCTTCGAAATCCTGAACAAGGACTTCGTGACCACCGCGTTCAGCTATGTGCAGGACGACGGCAACATCTGATCAATAAACAATAACTAAACCATAGGAAAAATAAATGACCTATTTGTCCGCTAAAAAAATCTATCCCGGCAACTGGGCTGAACCCCTGAATGGCTGGTATAAGAACATCGATGCCGATTATGCCGGCACTGATGACGGCTCTAAGGGTGGCCCCACTTCGGTGCTGGCCCTCCCTGGCTACCGCTACTTCCAGCAACGTGGTTATGTAGCAGTTACCGCTACCTCTGGCTCTGGTCCTGTTGCTTCGGCAAGCGTGATCGTTCCTTCCCCCTACCGGAATGACGACACCCGTACCGACATCACCGGCATGGTGATCTCTGGTAACAGCACCCTGCCTGCTTACGTGTACCGTACTGCTATCTCCGTGGCCTCTGGCTGGGGTGATGGCCGCGTGGCCTCTGGTGTGTATGCCGCTACCGGTAACGTGATCTCGTTCGGTCGCGTGAGCTCCAACAACCCCACCGCCGCTTCTGGCGTGGGTGAGGGCGTGATTCAGGCTAACCTGACCTCCACCGTCTCTGGCACCCAGGCTGGCGAAATCTACTTCGCTGGTGGCACCGCAGGTTTTGGTACCAACCCCTTCCTGACCATCACCGGCGCTACTGGCGTTGCTCCTGGCACTGTTAACTACTCTGTTACTTCTGCTACCACCCTTCGGGTGTTTGCTAAGGAAACCGCCAACAGCACCACCACTTCCGGTGGCTTCTACATCTCCAGTGGTGATGCAAGCGCAGGCCGCACCGGTTACCTGGTCGTGGAAGTGTGCTACATCCAGCCCGATGAAGCTCCTGGTTACGAAGATATCGACGGCTACCTGACCGGTCGCACTGTCAGCTGATTAGGGTAAACTAGGACCAGAGATTAACTCCCTGGTCCTTATGTTGTATCAGCACAAAAAAACCGGCGCTCGCGTCAAAGTTGTAAGTGAGTTTGATAACGGTGATTGGTTCATGGTTGAAGACCAGGACGGACGCCTTTACACCGCCTACAAAAACGAGTTACTGCCTGATGAGACAGCCACTAAAACGGTAAAGACTCTTCAGGTAAAAGATAAAGCCGCAAAAGAAGAGCCCCGTGCTTTTCCTCCTGACAATCGTTTGAATATTAATTCCGCTACCGCCCAAATGATCGCTGATCATATCAAGGGTATCGGTCTTAAAACTGCCCGAGAAATCAAGGATCTACAGATGTCTTTATCGGGTGAGCGATTCAATAACTTGGAGCAACTCAAACAGATTAAAAGAGTGGACTGGGGAGCAGTTCTTGCGGCTGATCTGATTCGAGTGTGATACATAAATAAGCCCCTGGTTACCCAGGGGTTTTTATTTTAAAATGAATACAATGCTTAGTTGATATGGGCCAGAAATACTACTTTGGTACAATTGGTTCCACCGGGACTTCAACTGGTCCCCATGGACATTTCTATGTCAAAGACTTAGCATCGAATCAGTACATTGACCCCGGTACAATCAAGAGTCGCTTGACGGGCTTTCGTGTAGGCGAAAAAGAAATTCCTTTAATCACTGCAAATCAGCAAGGACAATTAGATTTAAATCCCGCCGCTGGCTTGTCGCTCACTTCCAAGTATGGTCCCAGGGCTCGGCCTACGGCAGGTGCATCTACTTTTCACAGAGGTTGGGATCTCGCTGGACCTGAAGGTACACAACTTAAGTACGTCTCTGATGGCGGTACCTATGTGCCCAAGCAGAACCAAGGGGGCTACGGCAATCTCGGTACCTTCATTACGCCTGATCAACGGTATGAGATTGGTGTCGGCCACTTAAAAGACTTGGGGCAACAAGTTGCAGGAGCACGTTCTACCGCACCCAAGCCAACGGCAAGCACACCATCCAGTGATGCGGCGCTCGAGATGCTTAAGTCTTTATTTTCAGGCGCACAGAAACCTGAGGAAAAGCAACAAAACCTTGCAGAGCAATTATTGGGACAGACGCTAAGCGGCCTCATGTCTGATGCTACCAAACGCAAAGCAAGTACGTTTGACCCATATGAAGGTTATACAATTGATGCAAGCGTTTTAGATCAGTTTGCGTGATTGTATGCATTTATAATTGAAGAACAAAGGGAAGTAGAAGTGCAATTATCGGATTTCGATAAAAGCAAAGTCAGGTACCATTTGGGGTATTTCACCGTATCTGTGCCAGCGGGTGACTACGCTCGCCTGGAAGAGGCGATGAATACCATTCCCGACTCTTATTTCTACGATAAAATTTCTATTCAACTTGGTCGTTGCGACACAGCTGAAAAGAAAACAGAAGTAGCAACTTCGCCCTCTACACGTCTTGAAAGTATTGCGGGTGACGTGGATCGCACGATTCGCTCTAGCAATGCCAAAGAAGCGTTAAAGGTTTGGGATGAGATCTATCTCTACGAAACCAATAGGTTGGCACAGATTCTTTATGTGCCCAACTACAAAGATCCGTTCCAGGCTCGTTATCGCTACGAACGCTCTGGTGCTGAATTTATCCAGGCTTTACCTGGACCTGCCGATACAGCAGTCGGTTCCCGTATTTATTTACATGAGGTTTGGCGGTAATGTCTGATCTACTTAATCGGTTTTTTCCTGCACCTTTGACAAACCCTTTGCTTGCAGGCTTGGGGAATGAGATGCGTTACGCAGTTGGTCAGCTGTCAAAAGGACGCCGTCCTTATGCGGAGCCTTCTCAGCAAGCGCAGAAAACTGGCATGTATGGTCGGTATATTCCCGGCAGTGCCCAGAAACCAATTCCTAGTGCAGGTATTGATCCCGCTGCTGAACGTGCATATGAAGCCACGAAGAGCAGTGTTGCGCAACAAGCTGCACAGAATCCGGAATTTCAGCGTTATGAAAAAGCCAGTAAAGATGCCAAGACGCAAGAAGACATGAATGCTGCTCGTGATATTGGCATGCAAATTTGGCAAAACAAGTATGGCGGGACCAAGATGGGCCAACAAGGTGGTGCTGTCGGTACCTTTAATCCTTTAATGGATAAGACTTTTGGTTATCAAACTGGAGGTGCGCCTGACCAACAGATGGGTGCTCCCACGATGGGACCTTCCCCCTTGGTCCCGCAAATAGACCAGTCTCTTAATCCCGCTAGCCCTACATATCTTGGCGGCGAAGGTCCTCCGTTGATGAACTTTGCAGACGACAACCTGACTCCGGAGATGATTGAGGCCTATCAAAAACAACTACTGAGCCAAGCGGCTTCTCGTAAGTAAATTTCTGGCATTGCAAGGCATGTAAGCCCAGCCAACTGGACACAGATCTTTGATCTACGGGGGCCAGTGTTGTTGCTTTAAACCCATGATTCTCTGTCCTAAGTTTGTTAAACGTACTTTGACCTATTTGGCTACGGCCCTTTCGCTGCAAACCGTATTCATTCCTGGTCTCAAAGCAAGTTCAAACTGGGTAGGAGAATAAGAGCATCATCATGAACGAACGCCAGCTACTGGAACAAAAAGTCAAAAGCCCAAGCGTCCAGAATGCACTGCGAGTTCTTCGCTTTGCAGAAGGCACCGAAAGGAATGGTCCCGATTCTTATCGGGTCATGTTTGGCGGTGGCCTGGCACCAGACCTAAAGCGTCATCCTGATAAGGTCGTCAACACCGGTGGATACGCAAGTTCTGCTGCTGGTGCTTATCAGTTCTTGACACCAAGTTGGCAGTCACATGCCACTGCTTTAGGGCTTCAAGACTTCAGTGCTGCCAACCAAGATATTGCGGCAACACGTGCGATGCGTAATCGCCTGATGCCCATTGGTGGCTTGGCTACCCTTGAGAAAGAAGGGTTTAGTCCTCGTGTATCAGCAGCACTGGCCCCAGAGTGGGCATCTCTTCCCACGGAAACTGGTAGAAGCTATTACGGGCAGCCTGTCAAAAAGCTTTCTGAACTACAGAAAGTTTATGGTCAGAATGTACAACCAACCGCATCAGCTTTAACCCCCTCACCGGAAACTGCAAAAGCAGTAGAGAAAGGTAATTCACTTGCCGATGCGTTGCTTGGGTATGTTCTCAAGAACAGTCTCAGTACAGGCGTCACCAATGCAACGATGTCTCCGGAAGATCTCCTAAAGGCATCAAATCCCTACAACCTGACTCCACTTGATGCCATGAGGATGTTTGAGTAATGGCAAGTCTCAGAAGTCGGCAAGCTTATCTAGGTTCAGATTACACCCCTGGGGAAGTATCTGAGCTGCTTAAGGGAGAACGCTACACATCCTTTGGCGATCTCCCTTATTCTTTCGGTGACCTAACCGGCAAGGATCAGCCAACATACACAAGTGTTGGCTTTGATCGCTTGAGTAAGTTCAAGTCGGAACAGAAAGATCCTGGGAGCATGTTCCAGCGTTTCCTTGCGCTGCAAAACAATCCCACGTCTTTGGTTGAAAGCAAAATGCGTTTGCCGACAGGTTTTAACCAGGCTTACAACTTGGCTGCTCAGTAAAAGCTTTTTCAAGCGGCCAGTTTTTATTTAAACGTTTTTGCATTGACTGAGGAGAGATGCCAACTTCTTTTGCCCAATCAGCAATGCACATGGTTTTTCCTTCAAATGTGTAAAGCCTTGTTGCACGCTTGCCTCCACGGTTGCGTGTTTGTTCTTTGTGAGTAGCCCAACAACAATTTTCTTTAGAGTAGTTTTTATTGTTATCAATTCTTTCCAGTTCCATTTTTGGATTTGGTTTTTTGCCCATATCGGCGAGAAACACATTGAAATCGTTCCAGGAAGGATCATAAGTTATACCCCTTCCTCCATATCGAGCATAGGATACGTGATTTGGATTATTGCACCGGTTTTTCATTGCGCACCAAGAGCCATATTCGGGTGTTTTATCTCTGTTGCCACCGTGTTTAAAAGAAGCGCAGGCTTTTGAACAAAACACATATCCACGTTCACGCATGCGTTTTCGGTGCCAAGCCGCTGTATTGCCACTGCGCACATAAGAATTACCACAGCAGGCGCACTGGAAAGTTGTTTGTGCCATTAGAATAAAAGAAGTTTTCGGAGGCCCCTGTCAACATACCAGAGACAGGGTGTTTAGTCAAATATCTAGTACTAGCACGAATAAGCAGCCCTTGCTTGTTGATCGCCCTTTATATGACACCGTCCGAGTCACGACTCAAACGGTAGGTAGTGCTGCAACCAATACTTTGTTTGTGCAAGGTGGTCAGGCACCGTCTATCCTCGTAGACATGGACGCCGAATTAAGCGAAGATAGCAACAGTGGCGGTGTCGTTGATTCAATCACCATTACACGTAACGATTTCTACCGTTCTCCCGACTACACAGTAAACGCAACTACCTCTGGCACTCCCATCTCACTTGTCAGTGGACAGATTGTTTTAATCACAGCAACTGGTTCCTTGACCGGTGGTGGCGCACCCTTCAGTGGCTATGGGTATTACACCTACACAGGTGCAGCTACCCTCACTGGAATCAACACTGCACTTAACTACTCTGGTGGCATTGCATCGGGCTTCACTTATAACGGTGTTGCTTACGGTTATCAGCAAGCTGCAACCTTTGTGTTTTACCAGACACGTGGCACCACGACTCCAATCCCTGGCTCTGGTGATTACAGAATTATTTTTGCAAAAACGCTTCCTGCCGGCAGTGGCACGGTCGATTGTTCTGACGTAATGCCTCAGTTGGCTGTTCCTGCTGCAAGTGCTGGTAACACTAATGGTTTAGGCCCCACGGCTCCGCTGCGTAACAAGGGCATCTACCTGGAGCGTGGCGACCGTATTTACGTGGGTGTATTCCCCGATGGCCCCAATAGTTCTGGTTATATTCCCGGCGTGCATGTAATTGCACAGGGCGGTTTCTTCTAAGGCATGTCTCCTAAAGGGGGCGATAAATTTGGATCTTTTGTCAAAGCAAGTGACGCTGATCCTTTTCGCCTAAGACCAATTACAACAGAGTTTTCTGCTGGTGGCGTACCGAACTCACTTACGGTCGTCAACAGAGAGTCTGCATGGTCTAGATGGCGACGTGGCTACGAAATTGCCACCGCATGTTTCTATGACAACGCATATGAATATCCGTTTAGCTACGTAATTCCAGTACCAGCTGGAACACCGGCTTCCGTTGCAGCAGCACAACCAACCATCCCTGGAACCTTCGTAGGGTTCCCCACTAAGAACAAAGAGTTTGGCATGCACTGGGCTGGGGCTCGTTTGGCGGGATCCTTGCGGTGCGACAACTTGGTTGACAAAACGACAGGCACCAGGCTTTACATTGAAATGGTGACGGAAGATTCGTCGTACTGGTACGTCAAGCTGGCCGGGAACTGGAGTACGAGCAATCCACTACCCCCACCGTTTTACGTGGCCCTTCCTGGCGTTCCTAACGGCCTTAGAGCGATCAATGGTGAGATCCTGGAGGACCGGGTCATAACTGTTGGTGCACCTCCGATCACAAAAGAAACGATTGACCCAGCAACACAGAAACGATACGGCTACATCCAAGCTGTCATCGTAGAGACGTATCCGTTCACTGGAATCCTAAAGCTTCGTAAGTCGGGTTCTGTTGAAGCTACACCAGATGCGGCGCTGATCACACCAGCAACCAAAGGGCCTAGTCTTAATAGATACCTAATAACTGGTGCAAGATACTGTTGCTCTTGCCAAGACTTTACGCATCGTGATTACTCGTTCATGACTAATCTTGGCGAGAGTAACAAGAAGATGTTTCCGCGGACAAGCATTGCTTCTATTAAGCCTGGTCGATATGAAAAAACAAGGCTAAACGGAAAGCTTAATAACAATGCGATGACGAGTGCAACGGTTGATCGCAAGATGGATATTATTGCGCCCTCGGCACAATACACAGTTCCACCTGAAGTAAACACAACATCAACGGTAGATCCTGATGCGACCAGGGATTTTGCTGGAGTGTTCCGTGAGTTTGGTGCTACATACCTAAGAAGTACAACTAACCCTTCCATCCCTGGCTCTAGGGCAGAAGGGATGCCTACATACGAAGACTATACTTCGGCCAATGGCCAGATTACTTCGATTACAGATTTCTGGACACCGTTACTAGATGAGATGCGTTATTGCAAACACATCTATGCCATGAAGTTTGCAGAAGGTAATTTCCCGCCAGAACCGTCTGATTTTCCAGTGGAAGTAGGAAGTATGGCTGCGTGGGAGCAAAAGTTGGTTGATCAAACTGAAAATGAACAGCAAGAGTTAATTGCAGCGGACTTGTCAAGAACATCTTTGGCGATGATGGATGTACCCCCATACAATTGCCAATCACCAATGATGATGCCGATGATGCAGAAACTGTTCAATATTCCCGCTAACTTTGTCATGATGAGAGGTTTTACAATGTATGACAAGGATGGCACTGCATACAAGCCATCACTAGGCCAATTGCCAGCATCGTCATGACAACACC